TGAGGATACTCTCGCATCCTCTTCCATCTACCAGCCCACTTAAGTCCTATTGACTCTCCCAAACTACCTACAACTTGCCACACTGGATTACTAGCATCCCACATTGGCTTCCCAGCCACCAGTGGTACAACGTCGAATGCTAGAGATGCTGGAGCACCCCCTTCCATGTTGTTATGTTTAGATTCTCCGGGTAAAGCGTTGGTAACAACTCGACCCTTAGCAGTACGTCCTATAGCATATAGGTCTGCTTGCTCTTCATTACTTCTGTAAGTACAAGTGATAAGTAAATCAATACCTATAGCACTAGTCTTCTTTAAAAGTAATTCTGCTTTCTCTCTTACATCTTGTCGTAAGTGTTCTAGTTTTCTACTCATTTATTTGTTTCTTCTCCAGTAAACGGATTCACCTCATACCGTTGCATGTAATTGTACAGATCTATTCTCTTAGTTCTAGACATATTCCCACTCTTATCAACAAATTGTCTGACACCAGATGGTACTTCTCGTTTGTTATACTCATCATTGATAGCTGCTTCCAGACCAGCGAAGTCCATCTTATGATCGGTAACTAACTTACGAATATTATGTCTAACTGTTTCTACATCATCCTTTTGTAAAGCATCTACAGTAGTCTTAAGCAGAACATTTCTAATTTCATTATTCTTTTGTGAACGAACTTTGTCATTAAACATCTTCTGTTCTTCAGTACTACCAGTAATTGTTTTAGTTCCTAAGAATTTAGCTAAGACTTCCATGTTAGAGTTCTCTCTCCTCATAGCTCCCTTAGTATCATAAACACCCTTCTCTTCAACCATGTTGTAGAAGAACTGATCTGCTGCTCCTCTTAATGGACCAGATGGGAATAGATCCATCTTAGCTTTACGTACAGTAGCATCATCTACATAACTATCATCAGCCTTATCCTTTGTAATAGTACCTACATTAGCTACTTGTTGTCCATACCATTTAAGAGTAGGTAAGTAGTCCATTACAGTCTTTTCACCTTGTAGGATACCAACGAACACTGGCTGCCAACGTAAGCTACTACCTAAGTCGAAACCTTCTTCATTAATAGCCATAGTACTAGCACTCAACATACCATGTGATAATACTCTATTAGAGAAATCATTATTACCTTTCAGTACATGATCCTTTAATGAAAATAGTGTAGGTAGTTCCATCTTCTTAGCTAGCCAATTATACATCTCAATAAGAACAGTTAACTCAGCCATAATAGGTGCTGCAATGGCACCAGCCATAGTCATAGATACAATCATAGTAGCTAGAGCAGGCATAGAGGCTCTTAATTTACCTTGTCCTACAGGAGTACTAGCTAAGTGTTTAACGTCAGCTAGGAAGTTACCTAGAGCAGCTTGAGGGAAGGTTTGTAAGGGTGACACAGCTTGTCCAAACATACCAAACTTCTGGAATACAGGAGCTTTATACTGTCTACCATACTGTACCATATTCTCATCTGTCTTCTCAGCAGCCTTCTTCCAAAGAGTTTCTCCTGATAATCCTTGTGCTTTATAATGTTCATATAAGATAGCAAAGGACATGTATCTAGAGAAGGTATCAGCAGCAGAGGATTGTTTCTCACCCAATAATATTTCTAAAGTATGTTGACTAATACTACCTTCCTTTAGTTCTAATAAATGAAATGTATTTAAGTCATTGATAAACTGTGGATGGAATGTATGATAATTCTCCTTAACAAAATTAACAGCATCTTTAAAATCTTTAGGTTGTGCGGCAGCAGTTAGTAATCCTTTACCACCAGCAGTAAACATATCAAAGAAGCTTCCTTCCTTAGCTACAGTTCTACCAGCCCATAAGAATTGTACTGCTTGAGCAGTCCAGAATGCAGGTCTACCAATTAGAGCATAGATGTAGAATAATCTATTTAACTTACCTAGAGTAGCATCAGTTAAATGTGTCTGTCCATAAGTAGGTTTAACACCAACCTTATTCATGAATGCTTCTCTAATAAGATCAGTAAAGTAATCAGCTTTTACATCAATAGCTTTACCAGTATCACTAAGAAATGTACTAATCTCATTAGTAGCATAGTCTTTTAATAGTTTAATACTCTCATAGGTATCTGGATGGCTATTCTTAAATTCTAAATCATCTATAAATGGGTTTAACTTTTCATGTAGAGTGTTCTTCATGATGTAAGTTGTATACTCATCTACGCTATTGAAAATAGCATCTCTAAATGATCTACCTTGCTCTTGAATATTTCCAGTAAGTTCATTACCCTTATACCCAGGAATAGAAAGTCTTAGTTTTCTATGGCCAGCTAGTGCATCCTTCTTTCCTTTATACTTATCAAATAAAGCAGTTATTAAAGTAGTTAAATCACTTGCCCTAGTATTAGGAGCGTTATCTATTAATGTTTGTAGTTCCTCTTCTAAGGCTAATCTAGCATTATCCAATTTAGGAGTTTGATCTCTTTCTTTAACTCCATGTGTAAATAAATCACCTCTTTCATTAGCAGGTAAATTATTAAACCACTCTAAGAATACTTCTGCTTCTCTCTTACTAAAAAAGGTTTGTGTGTATGCAGCAGTAGTTAATTCTGGTTCTCCATTATCAAAGGCTCTCACTCTATCTGAACCAGGTAAATGTAAAGTAACAGTAAAGTTACCATTACGAGTAGCAGGGAACCAACCCTTACGACTCTTAGGGATAGACCCACCAGCCAAGCCAGATAGATGTGTAAACATAGTAGCTAAAGATTTAAATAGTTTAACTTGGTGTGGTGTCATTGTATGCCCTAGATTTTGTAGTGTTTCAGAATATGTCCACTTATCAAAACCTTCTTGGAATACTTTCATTACAGCATAGACATCCTCATCAGTACTCTTACCTAATAATACTTTAGGACTATTCTCAGCCTCACTTCTCTTTAAAGACCAAATACGTTTATTACTTGTAGTTGTCTGTGGACTACCTTGCAACAGTCTTGATACTTGAGAAGCTTGAGTATTAGTGGCATCTATAATAGTCTGAATAGTATATTGTACAGGTTCATTAGCTTCAAAGAATTGTCTCTTCTGTTGTAAACCAAAACCATAGTTAAGCATAGTTCTAGGAATATCTCTAATTTCTTTGAGTATTCTCATACCTGTTTCAGCACTAATAGGTAATGCTTCATCTTCACCAGCTTTAGCTCTAGCTAATATCTCTTCAGGAGTTGCTTTATTACTAGAGTCATATCTCTTACTTCCTAATACTGCGTTAATAGATTTAGTTTGATCGAAAGTTCTTTTAACAGCAGCCATTTCCCATAGAGTACTACCAGTATCTTCTACAGTTTTCTTATTAGCTACAATAATATCATTAATTAAATCATCAACAGCACGGAAAGTATTTGCTGGTAACTCAAAAGAAGTAACTAATTCTTTCCATAAAACTTTAATATTAGCTACAAATCCACGTGAGATATTATGCTTGGTTGGGTTTAATAATTGTTCTGCTACTCGTTGTGCAAAGAACTCATTAAAGTGTGTGTAGTATTCTCTATATCTAGGAAAGTCTCTAAGAGCTATAGCAGCTCCCATTTGTTGAGCTGGTACTTTATTCTTATTAAACCACTTCTTATAATCAAGTGCTACCCTCAATGCTTTACCATTGAATATATCAGTTTGTATAGCTTTGAATAGAATAATATGTCCTAACTCATGGGCAATAGACCAAGCAGTAGATAGCTTCTTCATCTGCTGTGCACTAAGGTTTGGATACTTAGCTAGTATATTAGCAGGAATATCTCTAGCTTGTATACCTACAGAATAACTACCATCCTTATTATAAGTAACTTGACTACCACCTTCTTTCTTATAATAGAAAGCTACAAGTTCTTTATCTAAACCTAGAGTTTTAAGAGCACGCTCAATTACTGGTTTATATTCTTCTGGAATATCTTTAAAGAGAATATCCTCAGGTAACTTAGATGTTGGTGTATCACCATCCCATCTACCAGAATATTCATTCTCCAGGAATTTGTTCAGCTCCTCTTCGTCAAAAGCTATACGTCTATTAGCTTCTTCAATGGAGATGTTTTCTTCTTTAGCATACTCACGGATAAGTTCCTCTCTATCCATAGGAGGTCTTTGGGTTGCTTCATCCCATTGAAACTCTTCTCTAAGTACAGGTGAGTTCTCAGAACGAACAATGGGCTCTTCATCAGTTAGTTTAAACTTATCAATAATCTTATTAACAGCTAAATCACCTTTGTTTCTAAACTCATATCCATGTTCTGGATGTTTAGTAGATAGTTTGTCTATAGAACCTAAGTCAGTTCTAATAGTAAAGATATGTTCCTTAACAGAGGGTAGTACTGTTTGTAAGAACTCTTGAGCTTTAATAGGATCAACTTCTTGTAGTTTATCAAAAGTTCTCATTATTCCATAGAGATTCTTCTCAGTAGCTAGTATTTGTTCATCAGCAGAACGAATAGCTTTAGTTATTAATTCTTGACTAACAGTACCTCTATTCTGCTCTACAGCTTCTAATTCTTTTAGAATATTCTGTGCTTCTACAATAAGAGCAGTACGTTTATTATCTATAGCCCCATGAATACCACCAATAGCACCACCAGGAACAGCAGCTAATGCTGCCGTTTCCATAGTGGGTTTAAATATCTCCATGCCTTTTGGAGTAATAGCTTGTGAAGATATAGCTGCTCTAGTTAGAGTATCTTGAGCAGCATTTATAGCTGCACCAGATGCTACTTTTTTAACTATACCTTTTCCAACCATTCCAGGTAAACCAAAACCAGCTACATTACCAGCAGTATCTAAAACACCACCAGTGAATTGAGAACCTGTTGGTTCTCCTACATCAGCTAATGTTTGTGCTGTATCAAAAGGAGATAAAGGCATAGTAATCAAACCAGGAATTAATCCTGCTCCAACACTAGTTAATTTACCCCCAAAAGATTGTTCTTTTTCATCTGGATTAGCCCAAGTATCCATAGACTTTAAAGTTTGTTTTCTTTCTTCATCTATGGATAAAATATTATCTTTGTCAAGAAGACCTAAACCAGTATAACCAGCTTGCACAAATGGTCTAGCAGCTTGTACTAAACCAGTTTTTACATCCTCCATTACAGAGGTGCTTTGTTCTTTACTTAAAGATTTATATAACTGATCTACTTCGTTTGGATCTTCTATCTCATACCTATTACCATCGGGCATTTCATAAATAGCCATTATTATTCCTTATTGTTTACGCATTACCCCATCAGGACCTTTAACCCAGCCTCCAGATGCTGGAGCTTGTGTAGTTGGTGATGGTGCAAAACTAGGTATTCCTTTAGAACCTTCTACGCCAATTGGTTTACCATCAACACTCATACCTGTTTCTTGAGACTTACGTAGTCTAACAGCTTCAGCCATAACAAGTGCTTCTGACCAATCTTTATGTTGTTCTCTTAAACGAGCAGCAATCTTCTTAGTATCCCAAATATCCTTGTTCTCAGGAGTCTCTCTTGACGCTCTAACAGAAGCTTCAGACATAGATTGTGATCCTTTTAGAAGCTGTAGCCAACGCTCTTGTTGTGTTGCTAATGTCCCTCTATTCTTAGTATCAGCCATCTTCCAAGCAAGCTCATCTGTTTCTTTAACAGCCTTTGCTCTATACTGTGGATTCTGTTTTAGCATTACAAGAACATCTTCAATCTTCTTTCTTTGATCCCAACTTAGTTGCGGTTTAAGTTGCTGATATAAATCTTCTTCTGTACCTGATCTAAGAGCATTGGAGAGTGATGTAGTAAATTCTAAGTTAGCTTTATCTTGAGCATCAAACATTTGTACAGCTTTTTCAAAAGGAAGAAGTTCCATCTTCTTCTTCATGTCTAACTTTTCCCAAGATTCTTTATTATAAGCATTATCACTTTTCTGATCAAGAATCTCTGGAGTCTGTACTGCTCTAGTCAAATCATTAGCCATTAAACCTTTATCTAACTCTACACTTTTCTGTGCTAAATCTAATTCTTGATTCTGTATCCTAGCATCAGTTTGTTGGTTGGTACTACGAGTATTAGAGAATAGCTGACCTAAATTAGCTCCAGTATTTAAACCACTAACCATACCACCAACTAAACCTTGTGGTTTATAATCTCCGTAAAGTCCTTGTAAGTCCATTATTTTTGCGCCTTATTCATAGCCCAAGACATAGATAGTGGTTGGGTTAGATTACCTAAATTATTCATCTTCATTTGGCTAATATTAGCATTAGAATTCCACCAATTCTGATTAGCATTAGGTAGATAATTCTTGTTATAATCCATAGAAGATTGTTGTTTCATTCTAGCTAACAATACTGGTAGTGTTCCTGTTCTTCCTGCTTGAGCCATACTATTAGCAGCTACCTTATAGTCATTAGGATTGTACATTTTATTCTGGTACTCTTCTAATGTCATAGGTTTCATACCTTTAGCAATTTGTTCTGCTTTATATGTCTCATAATTACCCATGAGATATTGACCAGCACCTAACATACCCACAGCAGTTGAACCTTTAGGCATACCATATTGAGCTAACTTACCATCAGATTCATTCATCCAACCCTTCATCCTATCCATGAATCCAGATTCTTGTGAAGGGAATACTCCAGCAGAGTTACCTCCAGAAGCAGGAGAAGATATATTCTCTAAACCACCTTGTTCTAATCCACCACTATAATTACCCTCTAAAGAAGGATAAGATGATTGTGGATCAATATACTTTTCACTATAAGAATTTAGTTGTGGTAATTCTCCAACATCACCAGTAGGCATTGGTTCACCCATAGAATATGGATTTGTTAGTCCATCAGTAGGAGTACCCATATTATCAGTGTTAATAGTCATTCCTTGACCAGGAGTATAACCACTCTCCATTTCCCACTGTGTCTTACCTGGAGATACGAAATCTCCAGTATCAGTCATACCAGTTTCACCAGCAACAGGGGAAATCTCACCAGTAATACCAGCAAAATCAGTACCAGCATAATCTCCCATACCTGCCATAGCAGCAGCATTAACACCACCCCAATTACCTGCGGCAGCACCCATGTTCTGACCTACAGCACCAGAACCCAAGAGATTACCAAAAGCATCTGTAGTACCCATAAGACTAGCGGCATCTGCTGCTTGGAAGGCAGCTTCAGACATACCTCCTGCTGCACCACCAATACCTCCAAATGACTCTCCTAACTGTGCTCCTGCCCAACTACCTACAGCAGACATAAGGAAACCTTTACCGAAGTCCCCACCCTGACTGGAAGCATATAAACCACCAGCAATACCTGCTCCGATATAACCACCTACACCGGCTAAAGCCGTCCCTGCGAATGCCGCAGTACCAATACTAGAGCCTATAGCAGTAAATGCTATTCCAATAACAGGCATATTATCTCCTTAATATATAACCAAAAGAATAAGTATCAGCGTAGGAGCCATCAGGCATTAAGTACTCTTCTTTATGAGTACCCTCTATATCGAAACCAATTTTCTTTTGTAATTTGTTTAATTCTTTAAATGGTGTTTTAGTTACCACTTTGTGTATCTTAGTCTGGTCTTCCAAATATCTTAGTAATTCTTTTACACCATCTATATAATCAAAAATAGAAGCATCCTTACCACGAAGACTATCTAATAGAACAACACCTGGAAAGTAATCAGTTATAAAGTAAACACATTCTTTATGATAACCAACAACAACAGAACCAGTACTCATACGTTTAATTAACATATCAAGTACTAGTTCTGGATTGGTTTCATCTGTATGCCAACCAAACTGTTTTAGGTCTGCTGTAAGTATTACATTCTTTACTTCTTCTGGTACATCATTTTGTGCATAATAGAAGTTCATGTTGCCTGCGTTTGTGAGGTTAAAATACCATTAGTAAATGTCATACTTCCATCTACACCACCTGAGGTTACTTTAGCTGTTATTATTGTTGTTGTTATTCCAGAATTAATAGAAGTATATCTAGCAGAACTTAGGTGGTATCGTTCGGTTGTATTTCCACCTTGAAGTCCTTGTAGACCATTATGTAAGGTAGTTAATAAAGTGTTCACACTATTTTTAACTCTAAGAAGCCAAGCAAAATTAACATCCTTATCCTCACCTTTTGGTGGTGGCGGTAGACTAGTTGACATTAATGATCTCCAATAGTGTAGGTAAGTTCTATTGCTTCTAGTCTTAGTTTACTATCCCAAGGATAACGTAGTTTCCAAGCTCTTCGTCTACTATGGCCAGACCTCATAAAATAAGGTCGTGTTCCAGCAGGTAATGCTTTTTCTGTAGACCATGTTTGGTAATCATCATCAGACCAAGACAAGTATATCGGATCATCTATCTTATCCCCAATAAGAGTAAACTGATGATAGAATTTATAATTATCTGTTTCCATATCTTGTTTACTTAATATTATTCTTGCATCTATAGTAGCTGATACAGTAGAGAAATCTAATGTAAATTGATCCATATATGTATTTGGATTCATTGTATACAACCCACCATTTGAGTGTTGAAAAACTAGGAAGTTTAAAGGACTCTCAGCAAAATCTACAAAAGGAAGTCTTTCTCCAAAATAACTCCACTCAGTCCAGAAGTTTTCTTCTACATCATAAACGAATGTTTTATTTGATGTTGGTAGGTTTATAGTATAGAGTAAATGTCCAACTATTCTAAAACCCTGTCCATATATAGGAGTACTACCATCTTCTAGATCAATAAACTTTTCAACATATTCTGAAGAGATTTCTTTAGCTGTAGTACCATCAATTCTCCAAATACTTCTACCACCTAAATTACTATTACCAATAAATATAATAGTCTTTTCAGATTGTAATATAGCACTTCTACTAATAGCCCCTACTTGTAGTAATAGAGTTTCATGAGGAGAGAATGGGCTATCAAAATCAGTTAGTCCATTAGCTTTAGCAGAGTTATATAGGAATTCAGTTGAATTAGTACCAAATACAACAATGTAATTATTCTGTCTAGCTAATCCAACAATATTATCTGGAAAGTTTTCTACAGAAACAAAACTTAAAGCTCCCCAAGAAGTTGGTTTAGTTATATTACAATTATAAATATCATTACTATTAGCGTCTGCTAGGACAATATAATTATCCATATAAATAGGAGTAGGTATATGTGGTGTTGGAAAACCACCATACTCTCCTGCACATTCCCAAACAACCGTACCATCAGTTACTGTTAATCCAATACCTAAAGGCCAGTCTGCTGGTTCTGTTCCACTAGTTGTTCCTGCTGTAGAGCATTTATACCAATAGCCATTATCAATAGTAGGTTTCTTAATAGCATCTAAAGAAACAGATGCAGAAGCAGTCCAGGCAGTTGGTCCTGTATAAGAAGTATTAAAACATTTCCATAGTACAGTACCATCATATACAGTATTATTTAAACCAACAGGCCATAAAGCTGATGGGTCAGATACGTCGGCTGTTCTGCCAGCAATAACACATTCATATCCTTGTAAATATCCTATATTTACAACCCTATCTCCAACTTCATATTTTGTATTTTGTTGTCTATTTAAATACTTATTATCAACTCTAGAAAAAGTTAAATCATAGGTAAGTATCCAAGCATCAATACCATCAGCTATAAATAAAGCAGGTCTATTATTATCTTCTATATTATTAAATTCAGTAGCACCAATTGGCCCTACAGAAGTAGATAGTCTAAAGTAACTATCATTACCATTTAAATATACTTTCTCATTGTGTATTGAAACTACAATATTTCTAAAAGACCAACAACCCCTACCTTCTACACCAGATTCTGTGAAACTTCCTGGATACACAGTGAATGCTGGTCTCTTAACTAAGAAAAGTTTCTTAGTTTCTGTTACAGGATTAAACGTAGTTTCTACCATAAAATTTAGAAACTGTTGGTCTTTAACCTCAGAAGTATTTCTTTGTTGTAGGTTACCTACTAATGGTATTCTAACTGTCTTTTTTGTTATGTTTCCTGCTGTATTTTGTTTAGCCATTAATATTCCCTTGGAACAATGTAGAAGCTACCCTCTTCAGTTCCAAAAGAAAGTGCTTCTTGTTTTATTACAATATATTCTTGTTGTAGCTGTCTTCTGTCTTCTATAGTTAAACCATACTCTCCTGATAATCTATGAGCCAGTCCATACTTAAGAGTATCAAACCACTCTTGTGGAAAGTCTGGTGTATTCTCTGAAGTATCAAAATCTTGAAAAGGTCTTTGATATACAATTGTTATTGTTTGTTCTACAGAAGAAGGAACAGGATAAACGTGTATTATACCATAAGTATTCTGAACATCATAGTATAATTGTATAGGAGTACCAGAAGTCGTTTTATTACCTAAACGATTATACTCATCTCTAGTAATAATACGCATAGGAATATCTACGTTAGTACTAGTATCATGTTTAAATGCTTGATGTATCTTTAGTGGTTTTGGTCTGTCTACTGTTTGCCCTATACCAATAGTATAAGAACTAGTCCCTATTACAGGTACTAGGGTATATTGTTCTATAGCCCATAGAGGCATACCCTCTGCCTGTAGAGCTTTAACCAGCATATTTAAAGCCTCATTAGCTTCTGTTACTTGAGCAGTCTGTGGGGTTTCCCCCACAGCTAAAGCTCCACAGAGTCTAAGAGCACCATAAATAATCTGATCTCTACTAACAGTAAAATCAGTACTATTACTTGTTGCCATGTTTTTCCTCGTCTGTATGTTCTTTCCAACGTGCGTCTGCTTTATCTTCTATTCTATCTAACTTAGCAAATAAAGCAGTCATTGTCTTATCAAACATTTCTTGTTTTACATATTCACCTACAATAAGTACTTTTAAAGAAGTAACTTCATTGGTATGTTGTATGTCCGCTTTTTGTAAATCCTTAACTGCATCCCACATAGCTTTCATCCACCAACCAGATAAAGCTCCACATACTGCTATAGCAATATTAAATAATTGTTGATCTATCATCTTTGATGTGTCGCAGTCCAGAAGAATTCTTTAGTTACATTTAAGATAGAACCACCACTTAATGCTTTAGTACGTCCAGAGAATCCTGTATTTGTTATAGTATGTAATTCAATAACACTCATAGATGTAGTAGTATTTGCAACAATAGTAGCCACTACAGTAGGTTGTGTTCCTGTTGGGTATGGTCTTGCGAATGTTATTGTAAAAGTACCATCTGCCGCAGAAGAGTTTACACCAGACTGAACACCACCATAATCACGTGTAGTTTTAGTCGTACTTAATAATACAGTTGGTGTAAATCCAGAACCTTGTAAATCAACAATACTACCACCAATAGAAACACCACTAGTTTCATATATGTTATATGTTTTAGCAGTCATAAAAGAAATATTACTTGCCTTATACGTACCACCAGTTGCATATATATCATAGGTAGAATTAGAATTATTAATAAAATAGCAATTCTCCACTGTATTTCTACCATCTGTAAAGTAGAAACTTGCTCTACCTCTGTTGTCTTCTAACCAACAATTTTGGGCAATAATACCAATACTATTAACTAAAGATGGGTTTAATGTTTCTAATGCACCAACATAAACACCACCAGTACTACTATTACCAGTTGTACCATTACCTTCAATTTCACAGGAATCTAGAACACAAACTGCACCATGTTCAAAATAAATACCCCATAAAGTATTATCAACAATCTGACAACCATTAAATAATGTTTCGTTAGGAGAACTTGTTAAACCAGAAGCCCATAGTAGTTTAATACCATAACTAGCTGTGTCAAACATACAGTTATAAAACTGATTAGCAACAGCCCCATAAGATTCATAAGCAATAGCACCACGATAGAATCTACAGTCCTTAAATGAACTTCTAACCATATCATAAGAACGTACAGTAGCAGCAGTTGTACTATTTAATCCATCAAAGGTAATACCTTCAATAGTAATATTAGCTTGAAAGATTGCTGGTGTACTATCACCAATGGTAAGAACTACAGCAGAAGAAGTTGCATACTTACGGATAATGGTTTTATTTCTACCTTCACCAAAGATAGAGAAGTGATTAGCATAACTATCACTACTCATAGTAAGAGCAGTAACTAAATAGGTTCCTGCTGGAACCAACATGTTAGCACCAGTAGAGAAACAGTCATTGATACAATTCTGAATAGAAGTTGTATCATTAGTTGCACCATCACCAGTAGCACCATAATCTCTTACATTTAGTAGTCCATTAGTAGAACCACCAGTTGCTCCTGTTGGAGTAGAAGAATATGGAATATATCTTAAGTCACCATCAATATTTACTTTAACAGCACCTGTAGTTCCATCTACTTCATGTAGAGCACTATCACCAGCATCTAGTTTTAATAGATGTGTTTGTGTGCTAATTACACCAAATGGAACACTACCCCTAATCTTAGTATTCTCTGTATCAATATAAGAACCAGTAAGTGTTGGCATAATAGCAGGCCAAGTGGTCACTGGGGTTCCCATATAAATACGACCACCCTCAGGCATAGTGAACACAGCTTTATTAGTATCTAACGCCATAGAAGAGGCATCAAAACCAACCTTAAAGTTATTAGCTGCTTGAAAACCTACATCTGAATATGAAGCACCATTAGACTGAGCTCTTATACCAACCCATACATTATTATAACTTGCTACAGTGTTATCACGATAGAGTCCATATACTGCACCAAAAGCAGTAGTATTATCTTTACTGTTACTATAGAGTTGAAACTCTTGTCCATACAAGTTTGTCTTAGCGGCGTTAGCATATACCTCACCACCACATACAGTTCCACTTGGGGCACCAGTCCAGTTACCACTAATACCTGCCATATTGGCATGTCCATTAACAGATACTGTTGCAAAGAATCCGTTTACATCTCCATACGTATTGTGCTCTACTCTGGCTTTATAAGCAGATGATAATGTTCTACCACCACTATCAGTAGTTAGGTCTTGTTGATAGCCCGCAGAGGTCTTATAAGCTACCGTATTTGCATCCAATTGTCCTAGATGTGTATAGGTAGTGGGTGTGCCAGTATAATCAGCAGAACCTCTTATAGCACGTAGTACATTCTGATAACCATTATGAGGGTATGTAGCTACAGCAGTTTGTCCATCATAGTAAGTGATGTTGCTACCAATAGCAGCTTGATCAATATAATAGGGTGCACTTAGGGTTGCGGTAGGAGTATTCCACTCAGGAATACCACCTGCAGAAACAGTTAGAGTTTCACCAGAAGTACCAATAGCTAATTTAGCTAGACTATTAGTAGCATCAGAATAAAGAATATCACCAACAACAGAACCAGT